GAGGCTGCGCTTACGAATATAATCGAGCACATATACATTGTTATCTGGATCAACACCGACAGTAAGTAAAACACTGAAGTCGCTATCCCTACGAGCAGAATCTGTAGCGGGATCAACACCCGTGAAGACATTAAGCGGCTTAACATCCCCATCGCTCGTATGAATGTATGATATACCCGTTTCTTCGTCATGTATAAAGGTTCCCTCCCAATATTTAATATGCTCCCTTGTAAAGATTGCATCCTCTGCACTCTGAACTTCCATCATATATTCTTGATAGAATTTCTGTGGCTGTCCAGAATCCGAATAAAACTTTTTCTTTCTTTCCATCTCCTTATGCCCAAACCATGATGGCCATAAAGGCGTACCATTATCTTGTAATGCTTTATGTGTTATCACTTTCCAGCTAAAGTCTTCACCTTTAGAGACTGACCTATCGTAATTAACAAGGATATTATTGATAAAGCTATCAAAATGAACGGGAGTGCCATTAATGCGAAGCCTACCAGTACCAGGCTCGAGAGCAGGGAAAACAACAGCCGTAACAAGGTTAGAGATTTTAGCCCTAGACTCAGGTGTAATGGTATTATTTTCGTCTTCAAAATCATCCAGTACAATAAGATCGTACCTCTTATGTAATTTCGCACCCCCTCGTATACCTGAAAGATTAGATTTACTGATAAGCTTAGTACCATTTTTAAGTTCGATATCATCTTCTGTCCATTTTCTCCCTTTTAAGTTGCCGAAATAATACAAAAACTTTTCATTATACTCCAAGTGATATTTTATATAATCCAGGTTTGGTACTGATATCTTACTGGAAGCAGCAACCCAACCATAGAATAATGGGTCTGTAGTGAAGCAAAAATCATGAAGTATACTAGCTTTAGTCAGTACCGTCTTACCATGACCCCTAGGCAGTATAACTGCAAGTTGCCTAATTGTAAGGTCATTCACAGCATCTGCAACTGAATAATGAAAGAATGGTGTTTCTGATCTCATAAAGTCATCTGGTAAGAATAGCTTGCCGAATGATATAAGATCATTCTTAGCCATCAATAGCTGCTCCTCAGCAGTTGATACATTTTGTGTATTTATATTAGCCACTATTCTCCGACTGCCTGGGGAACCTGGGGTCCTACATATCCAGCAGGCTCTCTAAATTGTGGGCTCTGCTGTGGGGACATCTGGGGATTCATAGTTTCAACAATCTCTATAAGATCTTCGATCCTTCCAGTGTGTAAGTGCGCTAAACTCTGAAGTATTCCTGCATCCTCCAATAATGCTCCCCCTTCCATGCTCCTTAGTTTATTTAGTCCATAGTTTTGAGCCTTTATATCATCATACTTCGATGCTCTCTCACGGTATAGTTCTGGGTTTAAAGTCTTAAGCCAGTGTTTAAAGTCAAGATTTTGTTTATAGGGATCCCTATTATAAGCCATCTGGAATCTGTCCATTAACAGCTCTTCATACTTGCTCTGATCTTGTGGGCTCATATTCTGCTCATACTCAGACATAGTTATTGCACCACCGGTAATGTACATATCATCACCAGCAGCACTATTCATAACATCAAATGCATCATTTGCCATCTTTACTTCCTTCCGTAATTTCTGGTCTTTCGACCCGTTCTAACTGCTCAGGAGTAAATCCCTGGAACAATGCTCCGCTAACCTGAGTGATTTTAGTCTGATTCTTATCTTCTAGATCCAGTATATCTGCCAGTTTAAATAATGCTCTAAGTCTGACATCTTCTTTTTCAGCAGTCTTAGCTGTAAGCTGTATATCCTGCAATACAGTCTTGTTATCTATACCTAGCTCTTCACATACTGGCTTTAATTCTTCCTTCATAGCTGTATATATCCTCTCTGTTCTCATTAGTTGTGATGATTTAACAGAAGCATAGTTTACATTCTTGGTTGGGAATGCCTTTAAATATGCTGCTTGTGGACTCAGGCCAGATGCTAAGAACTGAACAAAAACAAGTTCGCAACGAGTAAGTATGGTCCGGTCCAAGAGAATATCCTCTGAGCTTTTACTTCCCCCAAAAGTATATATATTTGCTCTTCGGCTAGTGTCCATTTTAACGTTTTTGCCTACTGGGAATGTCCCAGTGCACGTGCCCACATATTCCCTGACCTTATTCCGCCCGTACTTACGAGTCATAGTTCCTCTTCTCAGCACCTGGATAATGCAGTCATCGTCAGCCTTGACCCAATCGCCTGTGCGACTATAGCGCCAATCTTCGATAACAACGAGTCCATTTTCAATCCTGTCCTCTGGATCATAAACTTTATGCTCTATCCCGTTGATTTTGTAGTATCTCAACTAAGATCTTCCTCTCATGGAGTCTACCTGCTTCAAATGCTCTTCTCTCACTACTTACCTTCTTTATATTTCGTCTTTGGATAGCGATATTGAATCGAGCCAGTCTCCTCTCCATGGATATCAGCGTCTTGAATGCTATGCCTCTCATCCACCGGATGAGGCTTACCCGAATATGGTCAAGTATGGTAAGCTTTATCTTTCCCTTTCAAGGCTTTTTCTTGTATGGAATCCATTTATTTAACTTGTCCTTTCTTTTATTGCAACCCTCGCAAGGCTCAATACCAGTCCAATTATTTATAACTCTAGCCAGAGTATCCCCAAGACCTCTAGCAAGAGTTCCATCTTTTTTACAATCTTTGCAACCCATTTGTCTCCCTATCTTTAGTCTCCATCGCCCAAAACGCTGAAAGCGTTTTATTAAGCTTCCCCAATGATGTTACAGCCAGTAATAAGTTGTATATCATCTTTGTCGAGGCAGTCTCCGAAATCTGTCATGCTATGTCTCAGCAAGAACTCTCTCTCGTCTCCCTCTATCTCCTCACTTATGTACTCGATTTCCTCACTATCTTTATTGTAAGCGATAGTTAAAGTATATATCTTCATGAAACCTCCTTTATATTAAGCGAAGTTACTAGTAGTAATTTACTAGGTCTATTTTTTAGATGCAAGAACTTTTTTAAGCTTTAAGTACTTGTCTTTAAAGAACTTAATAAATACCGACCAGCGAGTCGGAATCCCAGCATCAGATCCTAAATACTTTTTCTGCATAAAGGCGTTTAAAGCCTTAGATTTACCCCTAAACTCTACGTAATCAGTCAGTACTTGTGACAGATCGTAGACTGCTTGCTGATTGTTCTTCAGCTGTATCTCTAGCTGTGATATATAATCCATCAGCTGTCTGTATGTTACTTTTTTTGACTTCATGATTCTCCCAATATATATGCTTGTGTCTTACCCCGCAATATACAGGACATTTATATCCTTTGTCAAGCTTTTTTCCATATTCACTTATAACTACATATAATACAAATAATGCTATTTTATCCTTATCTTCCGAGTTAATGCCCACACTCCTATATTGAGGTAGGCTATTATTCCCGTAAATAAACTGGCTCCAGCTACATAATAGTGCAATTGTAAGAGTCCAACAAGTAAGTTTGCCCATCTAATCGCCTGAAACTTTTCTGCTCTTGTGATCTTTTCCATCTACTACTTCGAGATAGCAGTGGAGGATCTTCTGTAACAGTTCTATTTCAGCTCTTAACTGACTGTTTTCCTTACACTTAGATTGATATAGGTTTACCCAACTTAGTACTTCTTTTTCCATGGATACTCTTGTTTAGCTCTGGATTTAACACAGGCGCCTCCCAATACCCCCCATTAGGAAAAGCTATAACCATCTCACTTTCATGCTCACTATCCTGTACTACTATAAGAATATACCCACCTTCGGCATAAGAGTAACCCCTATTCATATCCAGTATAACTATACCTGGTATTGCTTCATCGGTGGATACTTTAAACCATTTATTGGTGGTGTCTATAGTCTCTATAGTTGGAAGGGATAGAAAAAGGATTCCAGCTGCACTAAGAGCTCCTAGCACAAACAAAATGATACGCTCCACTAGCTTTCTCATATTATCTCCTTATTCTTATGGTAAATATAAAACATCAGAATGAGCAAAACAAGTGATTTATGTCACAAAAGGAAAAAACTTTAAAAAATGTAGCATTTTATCGTATGTCCTTTCAGACTCGATGCACCCCGATGGGGTGTTTGAACGTTATCACGTTTACGTTATTTTTGATTTCAAAGTTAGAGTTATTTTTAGAGTATAGAATTAGCTATGCTTATAAGATAAGGAGTTGGTCAACATGGCAAACTTTCGTGATATAAATAGTGCCTCTAGGAATCTGAACAGAGTTGTAGACATCAACTTGCAACCGGAGAACAGGTCAGCATTAGAGTCAGTAATGGTAGCATTGGTAGCTGGTGGTCGAGTACAGGAAGGTGCATTAGTAGCACAGATGATTGAGAAGACATCAGTACAGACTGACATTGCCAGTGCAATAAAGGACTTGAAGGTCGTGATTGAGGGCATTAAACAGCCGGAACAGCTTGATGAGCTAGGATACAAGGCTATTAAAGCAGTACAAAAGGATGGTGTTAGTCAAGCATTGGGTGATAAGATACTCGCACGTCTTGATGCATTGGAAAGTAAGTAACATAAGAGGGGTATTTATTTACCCCTTTTATTACATACATGTGTGTGTCTCTTTAGAATGAACATACACATAAACTTATAGGATTATGATGGGACGACTGATCCGTAAGAATTACAGCCATTATTATGGTTGATAGATACTATCTAAGAGAC